TGCGGGCCTGCGGGCTGTCCTCGCCGTACTCCTCGATGATCTGCTCGTAGACGCTCTTGTCCGTGTCCTCGACCGTGCGCGCGTCGATCTGCCGCGTGTTCCAGAACGCCCGCTTGGCGTTGAAGCATTCGTAGAAGTACCCCTGGTTGCGCCGCGGGTTACTGAACGCCAGCCAGAACCTGTGCGGCGTGTTCTCCGTGAAGAAGCCCTGCGCCACGTCCCAGATCGTGTCCGGTATGCCGCTGGCTTCGTCAAAGATCAGCAGCACGCCGTCTGAGTTGTGCAGGCCGGCGTAGGCGTCAGGGTTCTCCTCCGACCACAGCCGCCCCTCCGCGCCCCAGTACCGCGTGCCCTTGCGTAGGTCGCGTTCCACGATCTCGCTCAACCATTTGGCCGGCGTGATCCGCGTCGCGCTGATCTCCCACCAGTGGCTGTTGATCAACATCGCCAGCCATTTCGTGATCTCGGCCCAAGTGATGCTGCGGAGCTGCGCCTCGCTGTTGGCCGACACGATGACGCTGGCGCCGATGCGCGTGGTCAGCATCCACACCACCAACCAACTCACCAACGCCGACTTACCGATGCCGCGGCCTGACGCCGTGGCCATGCGCAGCACTTGGTAGGCGTCTATGGTCTGGTTTTTGGCGATGTGGTCGCGGATGTCGCGCAGCACCTGACGCTGCCACGCACGCGGCCCCTTGTGCTTGGCCAGCGGCGTGCCGTTCTCGCCCCACGGGAACGCGAACAGGACGAACTTCTCAGGGTCGTTCGCTATTGCCGGACTCCAGAGCCTGGCCATCAAGCCTTGCTCTTGGTCCGCCGAGAACCGGGGCTCTTGCATCCGTCACCTCATGTACGAGTTCCAACACCCGCGACTGCGCCTGCTCAAGCGCCGCCGTGATGCTGATCTGCTGCGCCACGTCGATCTGTACCTGCTGCTTTGCCACCCAGCCGTGAGCGTGCTTCAATATCTCAAGCGCCGCCTTGGAGTCGCCGTTCATCGCCGCCTCATGCAACACCGTGGACATGGCGATCTCGCCATCCGCGCGCCCCTTTTGCTCGGCCAACTCTGCAATCGGGTCCAGTTCGCGCAAGCGCCGGTACTCGCTCGGCAACAGCCCAGCCGCCAGCGCCAGGTTGTCGCCCTTCAAACCCAGTTTCGCTGCGTCATACACGCGGTTCAGCACGGCCTCCGTAGCCTTGACTTCGCGGATGGTCAGCGGGAGCGACTTGAACATGGCGGTCTGAGTATAGCGTAAGCCTTTTCCGTTTGTGTTTGCAAAAATAATTTTTGCTTGTGCCTCCAAAAAATAAAAATTGTTTGCGGCCCCTTCGTTTTTGACCGCTCAGGTCGCCGGCCCTCCCCCTCCCCCCGTCCTGGCGCCTGGGTCGCAAGCCCCCAGCTACCAGCTAGGTCATGCTAGGCGCTCTAGGCATCGCCTATCGGGGTTGATGCCCTGGCCAGCATGGCATCCAGCTGCTAGGTGATCTAGGCTATGCCATGCCATGCGCCTATGTTGTCTGACGGGTGCGCAGCTGCGCGATCGTGGTCTTGAGGGTCAAAAAGCTTATAGGTCATGGTAGGCGCTCTGGGCGTAGCATATCGAAGCCGCGCCGGACGCGTGCGTGGCCGTGATCGTCAGTATACTTATTACTTTTTACTTTTCTTGGTATGGTATAGATTAGACTACCTATAAAGCATAGCCCCCTCGGTGGAGAGGGGCGCAGACGGCGCCTAGTCACTACCTAGTTTTGCACCTAAATCGCTGTCTATTCCCCTCACGCCAGCTTAGGTAACGGGATGTCCTGGCAATCATCATACGATTGGCAAAGCCCCTGCACTTCACTGGGTGAACGACAATCCCGTACATTATGGGTGTCTCAACCAACCGCATAGAGCGCATATCATGTTTGCCATGCTAGACGATACAGACCGCTTCACGATCCACATCTCCCGCGATCTTTGCCCCGTGGAAATGGGCTACCGCATCCAGCTTCACGACCTGCCAGCGTACACGTTCCTCGTTGACGCGCCTACCGTTGACGATGCGCAGCGTATGGCCTTCAGTGTGGCCCGCCAAGAAGGCCGCGCAAAGTCTGACGCCGCAACGATCCAACGATTCTGAAAGATAGAACATGGAACAACACAACAAGGATGTTCCCGCAACAGACTTCGGGAACATGGTGTCTGTCGTTGCGGAGCCTATCGGCTGGCTTGAAGCCCCACATGGGGCCTTTCGGCGTAACCATTCCGTGAGCGTAACCTTCCCGCCGCAGTCTGCAGCGTGGAGCATCCCCGTGTTTCTTGGCCCCGCGACGCCAAACACTAACGCTGGAGCCTGACACCATGCGCACCCGTGACATCATCTTCGCATGCGCCTACGGCGCATCCCTCGGGCTTTTGCTCGCCGCTTTCATTTGATTGGAGTCCAATATGGCAACCTATTGGGAAACCGCACATACTGAAACCGCCGCAGGTTTCGAGATTGTTCTATCCGTCACCCCGGAAGACATGCCCCCGGATTGGGACGAAACCGAGGAGGAGCGAGCCGAGACACTGCGAAAGATCAACGATGGCGTGTGGGTCTATTTTGTGGCCCGTGTGGAAGCCCGGAAGGAAGGGATCACGCTTGGCACTACATACCTCGGGGGATGCTGCTATGACAGTGTGAGCCAGTTTGTAGCATCCTCCGACTACTACGGGGACATGGTGAAAGAGGTTGTAGAAGAAGCCCGAAAGACCATCGCAAAGCTAACGGACTGACCCATCCGTCTAGGCGCCCCCAACGGGCGCTTATGGGATGCGCCAGCATCACACAGTCCAATCCAATCCACTGAGGTACACCATGCCAAACACCAACAGCCTGATTGTTTACGATGGCCCCTCCACCATCGATGGCAAGCCTATCGTCGTGATCCTGACAGGGCTCGACCAATCCAGCGCCAATGGCAAAACGGGCGATCTGGTGCAGTCTTTCATCATCCGGTCGGACGTCGAGCCTCACACTGCACTCAAGACGGGCGATGATGCCAGCGTATGCGGACTGTGCCCGCATCGTCCAATGCTCGCGCGCGCTACCGGCGACGCCCCATGCTACGTTCGCGTGGGTGAATCCGTGCTCTCAGTCTATCGGGCTTATCGTCGCGGGTCCTATGCGCGCGCATCATCAATTGATCAAGTAGCTGCAGCGCTGCGCGGTCGGAAATTGCGTCTCGGCACTTACGGCGATCCCGCAGCGGCGCCCGTGGAATTGTGGGCGCTACTGGTGTCGCTGAGTGCCGGGCATGTTGGATACACCCACCAATGGCAAGCCCACGGGTTCGACGCGCGCGCATGGTCGCCACTGGTGATGGCCAGTGCCGATACCGCAGACGAAGCCCGTCAAGCTCAGTCTATGGGCATGCGTTACTTCCGGGTGTCCATCGGGGTTGACCGTCAACCCCTGGAGGTCACGTGCCCTGCCAGTGCCGAGGGTGGTCGCAAGGCCCAGTGTTCCGATTGCATGCTCTGCGCAGGGACGTCAAAGCAAGCCCGTTCCATCGTCATTGCCGACCATGCTGCCGGGCATGAGAAGCGTGTCATATCCATCCGTTCTATCTGAGAGGTCAACTATGCCTGACGTCATTTTTTCCCGCACCAGTCCATCGGACGGGCTAGCCGTCACGGTAACCGCTGATTGGCCTAGCGGCCGATTCACTGTGCGGTTTACCGATACCGATTCTGGAAACGATATCGAGCGTAGGGTTTATTCAAACCCTGAAGCCGCACAATGGTTCGCCAACAAACTGCTACCGGAGACAACACAATGAAGACCATGCAAGCCCGTTTCCCCGGCCGGTGCGCCCGTACTGGCGCCCCTATCCGCCCCGGTGACACCATCGTTTACGCTGGCAAGGGCCGGGCTTATCTGTCCGACCTGATCCCTGCGATTGACCCGGACCTAGCCCTAGCCCGTTCGATTGACCCTGATCTGGCGGATGCCGACCCGGATGCTGCAGCGCATGCCGGCCGGTATCTGCGCCAGAGTCTCGAGCGTGGGGTTTCCCATGTCTGGACATCGGGAGGGAGGGAGTTCTATCGGAACCGCAAGGGACGGTGTGAAGATGCCCCATGCTGTGGCTGTTGCAATGCATAGGGGTTGACCATGTCCCGCTCCAACCCTATGCACCCC